AGCTGCACGAGCTTAAAAAACAAAAAGAAAAACAAGAAAAAATTAAAAATAGTTTTATGGCCTTTGTTAAAGAAATGTGGCCAGAGTTTATTGAAGGTAGACATCACAAAGAGATTGCAGATAAGTTTGATAAAATTGCACAAGGTAAAATTACAAGATTAATTATTAATATGCCCCCTAGGCATACTAAGTCAGAGTTCGCGTCCTTTCTTCTTCCCTCTTGGATGGTAGGACGTAAACCTGATCTTAAAATTATACAGACAACACACACAACAGAACTCGCGCTCCGTTTTGGACGTAAAGCTAAAAACTTAATTGATAGCCCTGAATACCAAAAAATATTTCAAACAAGACTAGACCCCGATTCACAAGCCGCGGGTAAATGGGAGACAGCACAAGGTGGTGAATATTATGCAGCCGGTGTTGGCTCGGCAATCACGGGCCGTGGAGCGGATTTATTGATTATCGATGACCCGCACTCAGAACAAGACGCAATGAATCCAGAAGCGCTGGAGCGTGCTTACGAATGGTATACATCAGGTCCACGTCAGCGTTTACAACCCGGTGGGGCAATCGTTGTGGTTATGACTCGTTGGAGTCTAAAAGATTTAACAGGTGCATTAATTAATTCACAAAAAAATGTCAAAGCAGATAAATGGCACATTATAGAGTTTCCAGCTATTATGCCGTCAGGTAAACCTATCTGGCCAGAGTATTGGAAGAAAAAAGAATTAGAAGGTGTAAGAGCTTCACTATCTGTTGGTAAATGGAATGCGCAGTGGATGCAGAATCCAACATCAGAAGAAGGTAGTATTTTAAAACGTGAGTGGTGGAAAGTTTGGGACAAACCATCAATACCACCTTTGCAACATATCATACAAAGTTATGACACAGCGTTTAGTAAAAAAGAAACTGCAGACTTTTCTGCTATAACCACGTGGGGAGTTTTTTATCCTAACGAAGACTCACCTGCTAATTTAATATTATTAGATGCATACAAAGAACGATTAGAGTTTCCTGAACTTCGTAAAGAAGCACTAGAACAATATCGATATTGGAATCCTGATACCGTTATTATAGAGGCAAAAGCCAGCGGTCAGCCATTAACTTATGAGTTGAGAAAAATCGGGATACCTGTTATAAATTTCACTCCTAGCAAAGGACAGGATAAATTCTCGAGAGTTGCTAGCGTCTCTCCGATGTTTGAGTCTGGAATAATCTGGGCTCCTGACGAGGACTTTGCCGATGAGGTTATAGAGGAGTGTGCATCATTTCCGTACGGGGATCACGACGATTTGGTGGACAGCACAACACAGGCGTTAATGCGTTTTAGACAGGGAGGATTTGTAAACCTACCTGACGATTACAAAGAAGACCCATTACCGCGAATAGATAGGGAATACTACTGATGACATCAGAAGAATACGGCCAATACATAGATGACTTTGAATTAGGCGCTGACGTAATGCCAGGTGAAAGTTTAACAGATTATATAGAACGAAGACGTAGAGAGTTTGAATCGAAAGCGGACGGCGGATCGATTGGTATAGAAGTTTTATTTATGGATAAAGAACCAAGAACCAAAATGTTATCAGGTGGTTTTTTAAAATCCATTGGTAAAGGTATAGGAAGTTTATTTGGTAAAGGTGATGATGCAGTTGATCTTGCAAAGCAAGAAGAAATATTTAGAAAAGGACCAATCACAAAAGAATTTTTAGAAACGGTAGACAATAAAGTTATAGATAAATTTATTAGAACTAGAGATACCAAAGGTCCTGGTAGTTATGGAATGTATGATAACTTTGATGATATGCCTGCAGGATTAAAAGCTGCAGAATTAATATCTAGAATTAAAAAACCAGGTGGTGGCATAGACTATGAAAGAGCAGAAATATTTATAGGTAAAAAATTAAAAGGTGATGAAACAATCGACGAATTAATTGATATGGTCATTAGTGAACCTATTGGATCTGGAAAAAGTGCAAACCTTGAAGAATTAATGGCAGACGGCGGTCGAGTCGGATTGTTTATGGGCGGTCCGGCATTAGAGGGCCAAGCATTACAGATCTATAACTCAATGAAGAATTATAATTTTACAGATCAAGAGATCGCCGACGCGCTATCAGCGAGAGGTTTATACACACCAGGTGGCACAACACAACCAGAACAGGTTACAGGAATTATAAATCAACAGATACAAACAGGTGGTGGACGTGATGATAACAAAACAGGTTTTGGTTTGTTTGGAAATTTAGATCCAACAACAGAAAAAACTTTTACTAAAGATGTTTACACAATAGATAAAAATGCAGCACCTGGTGCACCGATGACGGGTTCTTTTAAACCTACAAAGGTTACAGGATATAAGAATGTTAATACAGGTGCGTATCAAACTCTCGAAGGTAAAAATATTAATCACGCTGGTATACCCATTAAACCTGGTATTGCAGCAATAGCAGAAGTTTTAGGATTTGGTCCAATAGATGAAACACAATTTACAGGATTACCTTACAGAGAAGGGTACATAGCAGGAACTTTTACTGGAAAAAATCCATTAGATTTTTTTAAAAAACAACAAACAACTATTGAAGATATTAATGCGATGAATTTAAAAGCCATAAAGGATATGGAAGCAAAACAAAGAGCAGAGGAAGCTGCTAAACGTAGAGAAATTGAAAACAGAATTATAAGTGGTGGAGCTAATATTGGAGGCGGCGGTGGAGGAAATATTACTACTAGAGCAGGAACTTTTGCACCAGGAAATTATAGTGATGTTGCAAGAACGTTAGCTGACCCTAGAGAAAAAATGGATTTCTACAGAGACGGCGGCCTCGCTACGATGTTCACTAGGAGGCGATAGTGGCCACTAAATCAGAAGTATTAAAATTATTAAATGCTATTCCTGTAAGAACAGGAATAGAAAGAACTCAAAAGAAAACAAACATTTCTGCTGAAAAAAAATTTAGTAATGCTTTTGTTAAATACGCAGACGAAAAATTCAATGGTAATTTTAAAGCTGCTGCTGAATCTTTGGGAGAAAGTAGAGAAAAGATAAGAGGTATTTTTCAAAGGATATCTGAATTTGAAACAGGATCAAGAGCAGGTAACATTGCTAAAGGAGCTACTATGCAGACAACTACTCGTACTCCTAAAGATGCAAGACTTTTAAAAGATGTTACCACAGATTTAAAATACAATAAAAATTTATTAAAAAAATTTGTAACTGATACTAATAAAAATAAATTTTATACACCAAAAGACATCGGCAATATTTTAAAAATTGATGTTAGCGATAAAAAAAATACGGATCTTTTAGTATCAGATTTAAGAAGATTAGGTGTTGATTCTACTGCAAAAACAGGACAACAAAAACTATATAAATTTGGTGATGCCGTAAATAAATTAACTAAAGGATATTTTAAAACTAAACTTGTAAAAGGAGATAGAAAAGCTGCAACAGAACGTTTACAGATAACTTCTAAACTCGACAAAGAATTAAATAATTTTATAAGTAATACTAATAATAGTTTTAGAAGAATTTCTAAAGATTTAAATATTTTTCAACCCAATGCTATGGAGGATGTAGGTCATCCTATGTCTGTAAAAATTACAGATAAATATCCAAAACTTTTTAAAAATTCTAATATTAATAAAATTTCTACTTTAGTTTTTCAAGATCCAGAAATAAATAGAAAAGTTTTAGAGGCCACAGGTTATGAATCTAAACACGATAAATTATTTAAAGAATTAAATAAATTTGTTGATAAAAAAATTACTCCAGAATCACAAACTAAAATTATAGATATTAAAAATGAAATGAACAAGCTTTATGACAAAGCTATTTTTGATATTAAAAAAATTAGTGGTAGCGGAACTACTTTATATAATCCTAGAACAAAAAAATATACTACAATTCAAGGATCTTATTTTAGAGGACAAGAAAATAGATTACCTAAAATTGATATTAATGTTCCAAGTGTAGGTGATACTTTTAAATCAGAAAATTTATTTGCTGATATGTCTGTGGTAGATGACGACTATAGAGTAGGACAAGTTCATAAAATAAATCCTGATGCAAAAGTATTAAATGATTTAAGTGATGCTGAAAAAAATTTATTTAAAGAAAATTTTGTAAATCAATCTAGAAATAATTTAGAAAAATTTTATACCAAAGCAGGTTTTCCCCCAGAAGATATTAAGGAATTAAGTGAAGCTGTTGATATCGGAACAGATTCACGTGCTGCAATGATTGCGGTTGAAGCATATGACAAAGCGAGCCCTGCTGGAAAAATTAAAATGGAAAATAGAATAGGATGTAAACGTGGTTGTTTTGTTAAAACAATAAATGAAGAACCAGAAAAACTTATTCGTTTATATCGAGGTGAAGAGCCCGCTAGAAAAACTGAATTATATAAATCTTTTAAAGGTCAGCCTAGTATGTATGAAGAGTCTTTAAAAGGTAGATTCTTTTTTGACAATCCTGCAGATGCAAGATATTACGCGCAACGTCAGGGAACTTTAACTGGTAATGTTAAGTCAGTAGACGTTCCAGAAAAAATGGTTAACATAGGGAGAAAAGTAGCAGAGAGAAGAAGAGGACCAAATCTTTCTACTGAAGTTATTCTGCCTAAAAAGTTTGTTGGAAAAGAAACAATAAACATTCCCCAAACAGCTTTTGCAAGAGCGCAAGCAATCACAGAAGGTGTTACTGATAAATTAAAATGGGACAACATCGTCGGTGCATTTACAACTAAAGATGGTGATATCGCATCACAAGCAGACATTAAAACGTACGCAGCAGATAATCCAATGGAAGTTAAAGTTGGAGAAGAACCAGTCAAAGCTGCAACCAACAAAAGTGTTTTGGGTAATGTAGGTAAAGCCTTGGCTAGAGTTGGAGCTCCATTACCAACAGCATTAATAGATTCATATTTTATAGGTCAACAAGTAAAAGAAGGTAAGGGCACAGCAGAGATTGCAAGTAATCCATTAAACTGGTTGGGTCTTGCAACTATGGAGCCTTTATCAAAAGCTGCAGGTATTGCAGAGGGTGGTGCTTTTAACAAGGCATTGAGATTAGGATTGAATCCTGCTACAATTAGGGGTATAACACGATTTGCAGGTTTACCGGGACTTGCGATAAGTACAGCGTTAACTGCATATGATCAGTATCAAAAATACAAGGATGGAGAGGGATTCATATTTAACCTGTTAAACCAAAAGGGAACCGAATAGATGGCTACAATAGATAAACCACTTCCAAATGTTTCAGAAACTGTAATAGAAGTTCCAAAACAGGAAGAATTAGTTAAAGAACGAGAAGAGATAATTGAAAAGAAAAACCAACAAGGTAACGTAGAAGTTACTATGGATGAAGAGGGTGGTGCAGAGATTGCATTTGACCCAAGAGCCATAACTGAAGAAGGTGGCCAAGATCATTTTGAAAACTTAGCAGATTTTTTAGGAGAACAAGTTTTAGAACCTTTGGGTGCTAAAATGGTAGACCAGTACAACGAATACAAAGAGTCCCGTGGTGACTGGGAAGAAACTTATAGAAATGGACTCGAACTATTAGGATTTAAATATGAAAGACGAACGGAACCTTTTAGAGGAGCTAGTGGTGTCAATCACCCGGTTCTTGCAGAGGCAGTTACGCAATTTCAAGCGCAGGCTTATAAAGAGTTACTCCCGGCTGATGGACCAGTACGAACGCAAATAATGGGCACGGCTGATGTAGCAAAAGAAGAACAAGCTAAACGTGTTAAAGATTTTATGAATTATCAAATTATGGATCAGATGAAAGAGTATGAACCAGAGTTTGATCAAATGCTTTTCTATCTCCCTCTCAGCGGCTCTACTTTTAAAAAAGTTTATTACGATTCCCTCTTAGGTAGAGCCGTGTCTAAATTTGTACCAGCGGATGATTTAATTGTTCCGTACTCTGCAAATAGTTTAGAAGATGCGGAGTCAGTTATACACGTTGTAAAAATTTCTGAAAACGAATTAAGAAAACAACAAGTGTCAGGATTTTATAGAGATATAGAATTAGGCAAACCACCTGTTACAGAAAATCAATTACAAGATAAAAAATTAGAGCTAGAAGGAATTTCTAAAGATGGCCAAGAAGATCAATACACTTTGTATGAAGTGCACACTAATTTAGACCTAGAAGGTTACGAAGATATGGGTGAAGATGGTGAACCTACTGGAATTAAATTACCATACGTTGTAACTGTTGCACAAGCAGGACAAAAAGTTTTATCTATTAGAAGAAACTACAATCCACAAGATCCATTAAAGAAAAAAACAAACTACTTCGTGCAGTTTAAATTTTTACCCGGAACAGGATTCTATGGTTTTGGTCTGATCCATATGATTGGTGGATTAACTAGAACAGCTACTGCAGCATTAAGACAATTACTTGATGCAGGTACTTTGGCTAATCTACCAGCAGGTTTTAAATCTAGAGGTATAAGAGTTAGAGACGATGCACAACCATTACAACCTGGTGAGTTTAGAGATGTAGATGCACCTGGTGGTAACATCAAAGATCAGTTTATGACTTTACCTTTCAAAGGCCCAGATGCAACTTTATTACAATTGATGGGTATTGTTGTACAAGCAGGTCAACGTTTCGCGGCCATCGCTGATATGCAAGTTGGTGATATGAATCAACAAGCTGCAGTTGGAACTACTGTTGCATTATTAGAACGTGGTTCACGTGTAATGTCAGCGATTCACAAAAGATTATACGTTGGATTAAAACAAGAATTTAAATTATTAGCAGAAGTATTTAAAACATACTTACCGCCGGTGTATCCATATGATGTACCAGGTGCGAGACGTGAAATTAAAGTACAAGACTTTGATGAACGGGTAGATATTTTACCCGTTGCAGATCCAAACATCTTTTCTCAAACACAGAGAATTAGTTTGGCACAAAGTCAATTACAACTGGCGCAATCAAACCCTCGTATACATAATTTATATCA